GGCATCGCGGGCATCGTGATCGCGGGCAGCAACTTCGGGGCATCGCAGGGGAGCAGCACCGTCGACATCGGCGGTCAGGCCCAGACGGTCACGGCCTGGAGCAACACCAGCATCACCATCACCTCGGCGCGCGGATCGAACTCGATGGGCGCCGGGCAACTCAAAGTCACTATCAGGTAAACGACGATGGCACTGCCGAACGATTCCATTGCGGTCACTCCCGGCACTGGCGCAACGGTTGCCACGCAACTGGTGTCGTCCAAGGAATACCAGGTGGTGATGCTGGCGGCTCAAGATGGGCATCTTGTCGGCAGCAATCCGCAATACCGTCTGATCTGCCCAAGTCAGGCGGTCGGTGCAAACAAGGTGTTCGTGGACTTTTTCAACGCTACCGGAAGCGGCGTCTCCATCCGCGTTCTGGCGGCTTACTGCTACGTCGACAACGACACCGCCGTCACGGGCACGCTGGGCGTGGAGATCAACCTGACCCGCACGACGGCGGTTGGTACAGGCGGCACGGCGGCGACTACAAACGGCACGGCGCTGAACGCTATTACCCTCAGCACGATGGACACCGCCAACGCAGCGCTGTCGGCCAACATTACCGCACGCTCTGCTCCCACGGGTGGAGCAACGGCAGGCGCGTTGATCGGGCAGCGATTTGTCTTTACAGAAGAAACTAACGCAGCCACAGGCATTGCGGGGGTGCTCGGCGCTGAGTTCGTGCGTAACGAAGGCGCAGATCTGATCGTGCGCGAAAACAGCGGACTGCGATTCGTGCAGGGCACCGTGGCATCGGTCGGTAATGTGAGCTTTGAAATAACCTTCGAGACGTTCTAAGCGCGGGGCGGGCTGATCCCTCATGTCCATTCTGCTGCTATTTGCGAACGCTAACGCCAACGTCACCCTGACGCCAGGCGCCGCAACCCTGGCGACTGCGGGGCAGGCGCCTGCGCTTCTGACTACCGTGGCGCCCGCGGCAGGCAGTGTTGCCATCACCGGCAACGCGCCGGCCGTTGCGATCAGCACGCCGGTCACGTTCGTGGCGCAGCCGGCAGCGGGTGCAGCTGCCGTCACGGGCTACGCACCGACGATCGTCCAAGCGCTGGCCGCGCTCACCCCAGCCTCGGGGACGGTGGCCATCACCGGCTTCGCGCCGGGCCTGCAATCCACGCTCTTTCCGGGCACCGGCACAGTCGCCATCACCGGCTACGCCCCAGGGCTGACCACGACGGTCTTCCCGGGTGTGGGCAGCGTGAGCGTGACAGGCCACACGCCGACGGCGAGCGTTACGGCCGGCGTTGAGCCCGCCACGGGCACGCTTGCGCTGACGGGCTACGGGCCGACGCTCCTCACCACGCTCTCGCCGGCCGCAGGCGCTCTCGCGATCACGGCTTACACCCCCGTCACCGCGCAGAGCACCACAAGCCCCGTGACCTTTGTCGCGCAGCCGGGTGCCGGCAGCCTGAGCGTGACGGGCTACGCGCCTACCATCAGTCAGGTGGCAGCTCTCACACCTGCCGCAGGCACCGTGACGCTCGCAGGCTTTGCGCCTACGCTCCTGACCGGCATCGCCGGCACCTGGGTGCTCGAGCCCGGCGCGGGCACCGTGGCGATCACCGGCTACGCACCGACACCGCGCATCGACATCTTTGTCACCCCCGCAACCGCCAGCCTCACGCTCGCGGGCCACGCCCCGGTGCTGGAGACGCTGATCCCCGTCGATCCGGCCACCGCGATCACCGTCACCGGTTACGCGCCCACGCTGCGCACCACGCTCACCCCCGGCGCCGACACTCTGGATTTCGTGGGCTACGCCCCCAACCTCGCCGCGCTTTACCCCTTCCCGGGGGACGTGCGCGAGGGCACGATCTACGGGCCGGGCGGTATTTACACCGGTACGCTGAAGCGCCCGAGCACCTGGCTGCGCCGTCGCTGATGTATCCGTGAGAGATCCTGTGCGCACATAGACTTTCCGTCATCAGGAGACCCTCCTCATGGCGTCGATCGTCCAGATTTGCAACATGGCCCTCTCGCACATCGGAGCCGGGCCTCTGATCTCCAGCATCTCGCCCCCCGACGGCTCGGTCGAGGCGGGCTACTGCGCGACCTTCTACGACATCGCCCGCACCGAGCTCTTGGAGCCCGGCACGTGGTCCTTTGCACTGAAGCGCGCCGAGCTTGCCACCGTCACCAACGCGAGCTCTGCGTGGGTCTATGCCTACGCGCTACCGTCGGATTGCCTGCGCGCCCTGCGCATCCTGCGTCCCGGCGTGGCCGTGACGGTGTTCAATCAAGACGAGGTGGCGCTGCGCCAGGACGATCGTGACGGGGCGCCCTTTGATCTCGAGGGCCAAGTGCTCTACAGCGATCAGGAGGAGGCCGTGCTTCTCTACAGCGTGGACGTCACCGACTCCGCGCGCTTTAGCGCCTCGTTCACCGCGACGCTCTCGTATCTGCTGGCGAGCTATCTCGCGGGACCCATCATCAAAGGAAACGAAGGCGCGCGGGTGAGTGATGCCATGCGCCAGAGGGCGATGGCGATGGCGGATGTTTCGCTCGCGAGCGCCGCTAACGCGAGCTCAGCCGAGACCTTTGTCACCTCCAGCATTCTGGCCGCCCGCGCGTGACGAACAAGGTACTGCTGCGATCCTTTGCAGGCGGCGAGATCACGCCTGAGCTAAACGGTCGCCTAGATCTCGACAAGTACCAGACCGGGCTCACGCTCGCCCGGAACTTCATCACGCTCCCCCACGGCCCGGCTGCCCGGCGCCCGGGCACGCGCTTTATCAACGAGGCCAAAGACTCCACCCGCAAGGTGCGCCTGATCCCGTTTCAGTTCTCGGCCACCCAGACCGCGGTGCTGGAGTTCGGGCACCAGTACATCCGCTTCCACGTCGACGGCGGTACGGTGCTCGAGACGGCCAAGGCGATCACCTCGATCGTGGGCGCCACGGTCACCGTGACCGCGCACGGGTACGCGACCGGCGACTGGGTCTACATCGGCACCCGGTTCCACAAAATCACTTCCACGGGTGCGGACACGTTCACCACGACGGACCTCTGGAACGTGGCCACCGCGGCCTCGGGCGCAACCGCGGCGCGCGTCTACACCCTGTCCACCCCCTACGTGGAGGACGATCTCTTCACGCTCGGCTACGCGCAAAGCGCCGACGTCATCACGATCACCCACCCGAGCTATGCCGCTCGCGAGCTCTCGCGTCTCGCGGCGGCCAGCTGGACCCTGACGGCGATTGACTTCGCGCCCCCGACCGGCGCGCCTGCCACCGTGACCGCCACCCCCACCACGGCCGTGGCGGGCGTGAACACCAGCGCCTCCTACGTCGTCACCGCGGTGCAAGCCGACGGGGTCACGGAGTCGCTGCCGTCCAGCGTGGTCACCGCCTCGAACGATCTCACCAAGCAAGGTAACTTCAACACCATCGCCTGGAGCGGGGTGGCCGGCGCCTCGCGCTACAACGTCTACAAGCTCCGAGGCGGCATCTACGGGTATATCGGCCAGATCATCGCCGACACCTCGCTCGGCTCGACGATCTCCACGATCTCGCGTTCAGCCGGCACGACGGTGATCAACATCACCACCGCCGCCGCGCACGGCATCACCTATGGCGCGTTGAAGCGCGTCTACGTGGCCGGCACCGGGGTGCCCTCGCTGGACGGCACGTTCTTCCTGAGCGCCGTGCCGGCCGTGAACCAGTTGACGCTGTTTTCCTACGTGACGACCGCGGCCTCTGCCACCCAAGGCACCGCGACCGACGTCTCGACCACCAGCGCGCTCTCGATCAAGGACGACAACGTCCTGCCAGACACCCTCACCCCGCCGCCCGATGACATCATCACCCTGAACAAAGAGGCCTCCGATTACCCCGCCGCCGTCACCTATCACGAGCAGCGGCGCTGGTTTGCGGGCACCGACGGCAAGCCCCAAGTCTTGTGGGCCACCCGCATCGGCACCGAGAAGAACCTGACCTCAAGCCTCCCCTCGCGCGATGCCGACGCGCTCGAGATCAAGATCGCCGCCACCCAGTACAACCGGATCCGGCATCTGATGGCGCTCTCGGATCTGATTGCGTTTACCGCAGGCGGGGAGTTCCGCATCTTTGCCGACGGGGCGCCGGCGATCACGCCCACCTCGGTCAGTGTCAAACCCCAAGGCTACGCGGGCTCGGCGAACGTGCAGCCCGTGGTGACCAGCGGGTCGATTCTCTACGTGCAGGCTCAGGGCGCGCGCGTACGCGAGCTCGCGTACAACTGGGAAGCAAACTCCTACAAAACAGTCGACGTCTCGATCCTCGCCCCCCACCGCTTCAACGGCTACACGCTCACCCAGCTCGCCTACAGTCGCGCGCCCGATCAGATCTTCTGGGCCGTGCGCAATGACGGTGTGCTGCTCGGCATGACCTATGTGCCCGATCAGAGAGTCTTCGGGTGGCACGCCCATGACACCGATGGCACGGTTGAATCGATCTGCGTAGTGGCAGAAGGCAACGAGGATGTGCTGTATCTGCTGGTCAAACGCAGCGTCAACGGGCGCGATGTGCGCTACATCGAGCGCCTGAACACCCGCATCTTTACCGATCAGGAAGATGCCTACTTTGTGGACGCGGGTCTCACCTACGACGGCGCCCCCGCAACCACCGTGACCGGCCTCTGGCACTTGGAAGGCGAGAATGTCCACATCCTCGCCGACGGCGCCGTGGAGCCCCCGCAGACCGTCACCGCAGGCGCCGTGACGATCGGCACGGCCGCGAGCACGATTCACCTGGGGCTCCCCATCACCGCGGAGCTGCGCACGCTGCCGCTCGCGCTGGAAGGCGCGCAGGCCGTGGGGCAGGGCACGGTCAAGAATGTCAACAAAGTGCACCTGCGTGTCAGTCAGTCGAGCATCGTGCAGGCAGGCCCTGCCTTTACGCGGCTGCGGGAATACCCCGCGCGCGCGATCACCGACCCCTACGGATCCCCACCCGGTCTGCGCGACGGTGAGCTCACGGTCTCGATCGATGCCTCCTGGAACCAAGACGCC